GTATAATATAATATATAATATCATATAGTCATAGGGTTCATATAATAATAGTATAACATAAATATGTCGTCACAATATGATAATGATAACTATAGTGATAATGATAATGAAGATGTCGTAAAAGAAAATAAAAAACAAAATGAGGCTATTAATAAATATATTATTGGAAATTTAAAAATTTATATTACACCTGAAATATTTGTAAAAAATGTTTCAGGAAATACTAAAAAACGTAAAATGCCAAGTATATATTATACACGCGAAAACACAAAAACTATTAGTGAAATTCAAAAAATACAAAAAGAAATAAAAAATGAACAAACTGAAAATAGTAAGTTGCCTAGTGGTGCTTCTGGTCTTGGGGTTGGTGTGTCAAATACTAGTGGAATAGGAACAGGAACTGGTATAGGGCAGTCAGCACCACAACCACAACCACAACCACAACCACAACCAGAACTGCGACCGCAACCTGGGCCACAGCCACAGCCACTGCAAGCACCGCGACCACAACTACAGCAACCCATTATTCGCCAACCAGTTAAAGTAATGGGAGGAGGTGCTGAACCTGGCTATGGTTCTAGTGTTGGCTCTAGTATTGGTTTTGATATAAAACCAACAAGTATATCAACACGTGTAAATAGTCAATCCGAACCTTATATTGCATCACTTATTAAATTTTCAGAAGTTGGATTTCCACCCTATTCTACAACAAAAAGCCAAGTTGATACTTTTTTTAACATTAAAGCGTTTAGAGCATTTTTAAAAAGACTAGGTAACCCAACTATAGTTAGAGATATAAATAATAAACCAATAGATGTTGAGAAAGTATTGGGTCCAAAAAGTAAAAAAGGCATTGATGGAAAACAAATAAATGTTGATAAAACTCTTCAAGAAATTAAGTTTAAAGAAATTTTTGGAAATCCAAGTGATGATAAATTACCGCAGGCTACAACAAAAAAAATTTATAGAAATGAAAATGTAAAAGGAGGAGAAATTAGTATTTGGTCTACGAGTGAAACCCCCCAAAAAATAGGAAGAGCATTTATATTTTTATATACTATTCCATCTCCACAGGAATCGCGTCAACAGGCACAACTATCCGGAACAGGCAGAAACACAAATGCAAATAGACCTATGATGTTAATGGTAAAAGATGGAAATGACTATAGTTTAATTGGTGGCTATGTTGATAATACAATTAAAAATATAGTTGGAAATACACAAGTAAGCAGTGAAAGTGAAACAGAAGTAACAAAATCTGATGTTGTTATTAGAACAATTACAAAAGAGTTTTCTTTAAAAACGGGAATGTCAAACTTTCCTCCAAGTCTTGCAACGAAATATTTATTGTATACGCCTTTTCAAGGAGGTAATTCAAAAAGAAATAAAGAAACTTTACCTATTATTGTTTATGCAGTTCAAGTAAGTCAAAATACTATGCAGACTATTATTCAAAATTCAAAAAGTAGAACTACACTTGCATCTGGTGAACTTGTTATGGTTCCTATAGTAACCATTTACAATGTATTAACTGGTAAACAAATTTCAGAAAACATAGCAATATCACCTTTTCAGAGCCAACTACTACAAATGACTATTGGTATTTTACAAAGTGAAAAAATATTATTGCAAATAGCAGATGCTAGACAAATCAAAGATGACTATTATGATGATAATTTACGAAAAGATACACTAAAAGGCATTTTATCAGATGAGTCGATTGATGAAATCGATGAGATTATAAGACATAATATAAAATTTATGTTAGGTATATTTTTCTCAAGTAAAAACTCGTTCAGTTATTCAGGTATTGAATACATTGTAAATTCAGTAGATTGGAATGACAAATTTAAACAACTTAAAAATCCAACTAAGTTACTAAAACGCATGAATGCAAGTTATTACATAGACTTAGTATTATTTCTTGAAAAGTTAGAGCAGGGAAAACTTCCAAGTGACAGAAAAGGCACTTTTCTTGAGTCATGTGGCGTAAAAGGTGCACTTATACGCAATGAATGGAAAAGAAATTTTGAATCTAAGACACTTAATGAGTGGAAAAAAGTGTTTGGTTTTGGTGAAAAATCTAAAGATGAACTTGAAGCCGAAGCTAAAGCCAAAGCTGAAGGTAAGGCTGAAGGTATTTTTGATAAACTACTTCCTTCTTTTGTAAAAAAAGCAATTACATCAATAAAAAATCCTTTGATGTCTCCTCTTGATGCAGGTGTATTACAATTATCACTTATTGAGTATTCACTGCTTCCTGAAGAAGAACTTCAACAATTTTATTCTCAAGTTGAAAACTCATTTTCTGGAGTTACATGGAAAAATGATAATGTATGGGAGAAAAGAAAGCAAAAACTATTTACTGCAATGGATGAAAGTATGGCAGATGTTTATTGTTTTCAAAATGTTCAGTGTTCACTAGGTGTTTATAAAAAATGTATTGAAGATGCGAAGTTAACTCAAGAACAAACTACAAAGTTACAAGATATAAATAATCCTATTACTTACAAAGAACGTCTTAGTATTTATTTAAGTAAAATACATGATGCATTGATTTCTACTCCTGACCCAAATGGAGCGAATTGTATTCGTGACATCTATGAAAAATATAAAGATTTATATGAATTTGTCTACTTTTTTGAACAAGTTTTTTATTCTTCTGAAAATTTTAACAAAAATCCTAATCTTAGCTCACTTGGTGTTCCAAATATGTTATATCCCGAATATGATAAAAAAGTTGCACTTGGAAATTTAACTATGGTTAAAAAAAGTAAATTTGAAGTCGTAAAAAATTTGCGATATGATGTTCGAATGGGTGCAACTTTTTGTTCAGACCTTAATAAAAAAAAATTTAGTAAATTTTTTCCTGATCTTTTAAAACAAAAATATGTTCCTGGAATTACTGGAATTACGCGGAGAACATCAAGTAGTTTTCAACCAAGTGATAACTTTCGCGAACAATATGAGTCAATGTGTAAAAATAAATCTTTTGGAACTATGGTGTATATAAAATTTAGAAGTTCGGCACCGCCGGTAGTTTCAGAACCAGAACCAGAACCAGAACCAGAACCAGAACTAACACGAGATTTAAAAAATGCAGTTTTAGCAAAAGACCCTGTTGCTTTTGAAGAAGCAATGGATAGAAAAATGGAAGAAGATGAAATAAAAATGGAACAAGAGAATGACGAAATAATTAATGGAAATGTAGATGAAAGTTCTAGTCCTGGTTCTGGTTCTGGTACTAGTCCTGAACAAAACCAAGGTGAAAATAGTATAAATGCTACAAATAATAATGACCTGGCAAGTGATGATGTTCCTAGTGTTTATATGGAGGTTCCGATTCATCATGGCGGTGGCGGTGGTGCACCATCATGGTATGATAGGGATACTACAGAAGCACAAGGATATGCAAAGACGCCTATATTTGGTAAAATAAGTTCAGCAGTTTCTAGTGCTCGACAAACTAAAGATAAACCAATGTCTACTGGTTGTTTTAATATGAAAGATTCAGTATTTATACCAACATCGGGCCAAGCAAGTAAACAATTATTTGGAATTTGTAATATGAAATTTGATACAAAAGATGTTGTTATACCTAGTAAACCAGGTGTTACTCCAGGAGCTACTACTTATTTACCTGAAGATGTTGTGCAAGTCATTTTAATGGCAGTTTTTCTTAATAAGTTAAAAAATATTATGCAACAATTTTCAGGGTTAGGTGTTTTAACCAATTTTTATGAAAATCCATTTATTGTTTCAGGTTTTTTTAGAGACATGTTTAAAGACAATACGCTTAGTTATGCATTAAAACTATTAACGACAACAAAAAATCAGCCATGGATAAATACACAATACGAGTTATTTGGTAAAGAGATATTTGGTAAAGCAAAAGATAATCGTATTGCTAAGTTTGTCCAAAGTATGGGTATGTTGACATCTTTACGTGTAGGAACTTTAAGGGTTGCAAGTTATATCCCAAATAAAAAACTTAATAGTAACTTACTTGGTGACTTTTATCCGTTAAGAACAGGAAGTTCAACAAGTTCATCTGTGTCTGAGTTAATAATTTGTTGCGATAATTTAAAAATATGCGATGACAGCAAAATTATGCATAAAATGATACCTGCACGAAATACGAATCCAAATTTTCCTATATTTCCTAATAGTGTAAATCCGTCAAATAGTGTTGCAATTGGTGCAGTTTTTGATATAACTCCTCCATCAATTGTAAATCATGTTAAAAATACAATAAATGGAATAGAAGAACGTAAAAATGCTGCAAGTGAAGAAGCAACAAAAATACAAGTTGAAGCAGTTGAAAGAGAACGTGAAGAAGAAACAATTGCTAGGTATAATAAATACTTTCCTCAGTCTTCTCAATCTAATACTCCTAGCGAACCATTGAAGTTTACACCTTTTCCTGACTTATCAGATAAAAATGTAACGGAAGAACCTGTGTTGACTGACTCAATAAAACCACCTGAGCCTCAGTTAGAACCTAAACTAGACAAACCTGAATCTGGACCACCCAAACCACTTGGACCTGATGTTGGTAAAACTGCTGAAGAGGAAGCTGCTGCTGCTGCTGCTGCTGCTGCTGCTGCTGCTGCTAAAAAGAAAGCCGAAGCTGCTGCTGCCGCCAAAAAGAAGGCTGAAACATCTCTTGCAACAAAATATATTTTTGCATTTGATATGGATGATACATTATTTCCAAGCTATGAGCTTAGTAATTTACCTAAAGACGCAAACACTATTAGCGTTGAACGTAGAAATGAAATTATTGCAAATATGAAAAGAGTTATTGATAGTCGTAATTATGTATGGATAGTAACTGCAAATACTTCTTATACTAAAGATGGTTTTACTACAAACTTTTTTGGACCTGTGGATAAAAATTTTTTTGATAACTCTCATTATTTTTTATTTATGAATCCTGCTATTATGGCGCAGGTATACGCAAAAGCAAAAAGCGATGCTAGTCTTCCAAGTGAGGATACAGCGAAACTTGACTATAATGGTGGATGGGGTGGTTCTAATGACATACATAAAAAAGGACTCAAACCTTATGCCATATATGCACAAAGTTTACTTACACGGAATGAATATAATTCTAAACCAGAACTTACTCCAAAAATAGGTAAGTTTGATATTTATTTATTTGATGATATGTCAGGACAAATTCAAACGAATAGTGCAAAATTTAGTATACATTTTATTCAAGTTACAGACTTTAATACTACTCCGCCACAACCTAACTTGCTTACAGAATTTAAAAAAGTGTTAGATGACGGAACATCAAAGATTGGTTCAACAAACTCCAGTTCTACTCCTGCACCTGTATCTACACCGGCTACTACTTTAAAAGTAATGTCATTTAATACGTGGTATAAACCATTTAGTCCTACTATATCAAACCTGCAATATTGTAATGTCGTCAAGGATGAAAACCCTACAAATGTATGTAAAGAAAATATTATGAAAGAAATTATGACACAAGTAGAGGATGGGTTTCAAGTTATATTTTTGCAAGAGTTTACAAGGCGAATACAATATGTTTTTAATAAATGCACATTTAGTGATACAAAATTTCCAACAACAGAAATTCCATTTACGATGACATATACTCCACCAGGAGGAGGTTCACCTCTTGAATATTTTGTATATAGTGTTACTGCGCAAGGTGAAACTATAACTACGCTATGTTCTAAAAAATTTTTCCCTTCCCCTGCAAGACAATATTATATGGGCAACTTAACAGGTTATCCGAATAACCCATCATATGCAAGTGATGGTGATACTACTCAATTATGGGAAATATCCGGCGGAGGAAGACCTTATATAGTATTAGTATTTGATGATATAGAAATGATTTTAATTAATATACATGGACCACATGGTGGTTCTTTTAACCCTTACTTACAAAAAGTATCAAAAAATTCTAGTGGTAAAGGAGATTTCACTACTATTGGTAAAGAAGATAATAATGGACCTTATACACACGGAACAACTAAATATAAATATAATCCCGATTTCGGTTCCCCAATTCCTTCGGCTGTTCAAAAAGAAATAGATAAAAAAATTGCAGCTGTAACAGAATTAAATAAAGAATACGATAATTTGCAAGATTATACATTCCGACAACTTGGAGATATGCTTAGAAAAAGAATTCCTCAGAAGTTAAAAGATTATAAAATCATATTTGCAGGCGATTTTAATATGCGTCCTGATAAAACAAAAACACATTTAGTAAAACTTAGTGAAAGACAATCAAATGGAATATATAACGAAGGACCTTTTTCAGATAGTTCAGGAAAATTTGATAAAACTCCTCAAAATAGTTTAAACCTTAAAGTTGGTAATACTAGCACTGATGCTACCGGAACTTGCTGTGTAGAACATAAAGGTGGTTCTTATAGTTCAGGAATTTATGACCAGATTTATTCGAATAAGTTAAAGATTACAAGATATTGGACATATAATGGTAAAATAGAATACGATACAACAACAGGTGGAATTCTTTTCTCCGACCATTTACCCGTATATGCAGAAATAGAAATACCTGCATCTGAAACGCCCCCACCATCCAGTGGTGGTAGTAAACGATTTACTCTTCGGAATAATAATAATAATAATAACAACAACAATAACAACAATAATAATAAAAATAAACCCACATCTAGAAAAATAAAGAAGCATGCATCCATGCCTACAACGAAATTTTCAAAGAAGAAACGTCATTCAATGCATAAACATAAAACAAGACGTCATAAGCATTAAAGAATCCAGAATCAAAATTCAAGTATAAAAATACATACATAATTCAAGGTTATGTATGTATGTATCCGTTCAAATACTGCACCATATGAGTTCTTCATTGGACAATTCCGCGCCAATCAAAATACTACGATTCAGCTCCGGATTCTCGCTGGAAAAGAAACTAGGACGTATTATACTCCAGTCCGTCTTTTCATCAAGTAGTCCAACCTTTGTGTATATAAATGCAGCAAGAGCGCTACACCAAAAGCGCGATATTTTTTGCGGGTCTGGGTCTTTTTTGCAGTATGCTTCAATCCAGTCTCGCACTACAATATCGTAAGGTTTATTATATACACAATCATGTATTTCCTTCATTCTGTCATGTGTAAATGGATTTTCTGTATGATAGTGGCGACGCTTGTGAGTTTCAAGCAAGTATTGACTTGATTCAATATCGTTATCTTTATCGTTATCATTTCGTGCATTACTTTTATAAAAAAAGTATTTTAGTATACTGAATCCTGAGTAGATATAACCAAATGTGTTTATAAAAGTATTTTTAACTAGATTTCTATTTCTAGCTACTAATGCTGTACTACCAGTGCCAACATTAGCACCAACACTAGCGCCAATATTCACTATAGTTGTGTTGTTTTCGATACAATCTTCTGCCATGTGAACATGTAGTCTTCGCAAATATATTTTCCCTTTGTATGTAGTTATAAAGTCGATAATAGGTGAAAGCTGAACCCCTATTTTTCTCTTACCATCTTCAGCGTCGGGAATTTCTGATGTTCCAGATTGCCACACATATACACCTTTCAATGGTTTATCTAAATATGTAAAATCCGGATTTACAACAACCATACCAATATGTGAAAAGTCACTTTGCGAACCATATTTTATAAGCCATCCGAACAATCCGAGACCCTTTTGTTGAAGGTTGTCGCATAGTAATAAGTCACCGGTTTTTAGTGTGTCAATACACTTTACTAGTTCTATAATCTGTTGGTTATTAATCATTTTGTAGTAGTTATTGCAATAGTTATTGTAATAGTTATTGTAATAGTAGAAAACAATATATATAATCTCTATATTTATTGTTTTATATAATTATTATTATAGATACTTTAGTTATTGTGTTTTTGTCCTAGTCGTTGTCTTCATCTTCATCATCTTCTTCTTCTTCGCTTTGATTATCAAAAACATCATCAAACCTTCCACAAAATAAGTTTTTAAAAGCACACATCATTTGTTCAAAGTATGACTTATCTTTGCATAAAGCGTTACATACATTCTCTGAAATTGCAATAGCTAATTCAACTCTACAAAAGAATTTACCAAATGTAAGACCTTCTGTTTTTAATATTTTATTTATTTCATATATTTCTTCCGCACCAAAAAATAGTTGTTTTACATTTAATGTATTGTAACATACATCATAAATACCTCTTATAACTTTATTATTAATGTCAAGTTTTTTATTTTTAATTAACTTAATGCTTTTCTCTCCTTTCTCTCCTTTCTCTAGTGGTTCAGAGATATGATTAACAATATACTTTGCAAGTCGCTCATAATTTCGTGACACCAAAATTTTAAAAAAGTTAAAAAATATATTCTGTTCTTCTCTTGTAAGCTTCCCAATGATTCCATAGTCAATAACTCCAATTTTTAATATATATTCTTCGCTTTGTGTGTCTTTTTCTTTTATAAAAATAATATTTCCTGAGTGTAAGTCTGCATGATATATTGAATCATAAAAAACAGATTTTATATTAAATCTTGATAATATATTTGAATATATATCTTTATCGTCAGTGTGTATATTTTCAAGTCTTTTTCCTTGAATATACTCCATAACAATAGCGTTTGGGTTATGTTCTGTGAAATAAGAATACACATATGGAATACGTATGTCTTTTACATCTTTGAACTTATCATAAAATAATTTTATATTTTCGACTTCATTTGCAAAGTCAAGTTGTCCCAACATAATTTGACGATTCTCATCAAAAATATCATTCATATTTAAGTTACATACGTAAGGCATTTTCTTTGTTATGTTTACCAAAAGTTCCAGTTCACTCATTGATTTTTCAAATTTTTCGATGATATTTTGGCGGCGATATTTGATAATTACTTGTTTCCCATTTAGCGTAGCTTTATATACTACTGCAATAACACCTGATTTTATAGGTTCGCAGTCATTGGAAGTTAATTCTTTTCCTCCTATAAAAGTAGTTTTCCCATGGATAATAAGTTCATCTCCTTTCATTTTTGCTATACTTATCAACCCAAATAATCCTTTATAGTCTATTTCATTTTCATCATATTTTACATTATCGGTATAGTTGATAAAATAGTTAAATAAATCTTTGTTCATTAATTTATTGTTTGCATTATTTGCAATACCTTGAAATATTTTTGTGAAAAATATATTTTTTTCTGATAAGTCTTTGGAAAGATTTATTATAACATTGTTATAATTTTCTGTTGTTTTTTTAGAACACTTATAAATTACGTAATATTTTGTATATATTCCAATACAAGAAGTTATAAAATATGATTTTGACATTGCGGATATCATAGTCGGTTTTATTTTTACAAAAAATGAACTGATTGTATCTAATATATTTTTTGCCGCTTTAGGTATTGATGATTGGGCTTGGGATGTTTCTGAGTCAAGGTCGCATCTTTCAAGTAAAAATTGTAGTTCGTGTTTGTTGTAGTCAACGTTGTCGTCGTCGTTGTTGTTGCCATCGTCATCATCCTGGTTTATGATGTCATCATTTTTTTTTGGATTATTTTTAGTGGAGTTATAAAAAATAGGACACTTATCTTTAATTCTTGCAAACATATATGTGTATGTGTGTGTGTGTGTCAAATAATTTTACTTAATATAAAGTTATATAAACTTTGAACAATAATTAATATATAATATCAACTATTATTTAAACTTGTTAATCATGAAAATATTATTTGGTGATAGTTGTGTATTAGTGTATCAACTCAATAAATTGTTTCAAATTTAAAAATACTTTTTTCATAATAAGTCCCATTATATTTTCCATATACGTAGGTAATGAGTGACTTAAGTCTAATTTGAAAATATAACTAATATTAATTTTGTTAAGTGATTCAAAGTTTACAACCATAGATGATATTGTATTTACAACTTTGTCATAACTTTTTAACTCTTCTACATTTGGATAGTCTATATCTACACAATTATATGTTTTTTTATTTGGCTCACATACTTCCGTAACTTTTACATACATATACTTTGGTTTTATACCTAAATCTGATGCGAATGGTTTGAATAAAAAAAGAACATTCACTTCATTTATTACTTTATCATGTGATGACAATATTGTTGTTATTTGGTCTAAGTCGATTTTTTCAAAATTATCTTTATTTAGTGTAAACATAAGTTTATATATGTCTAAATTTATCATGTTATACAAGTTAACATTAGTATTTTCTGCTAAAAATTGCAACAAGTAAATATTATTATTTTTTTCACGTTTTAAATGCATTTTTTCTTTAAGACATACTGATTTAAAATTATAGTTTGCCACATCATTCATCTTAGTTTATCTATTTTTACTATGGTTAAGTGTTTATGTATATTCTATCAACTATAATTATTTTTGTATTTAATCTTATTTTGATAAATACTTATTAGTAGGTTTACTAATAGGTTTACTAATAGGTTTGTTGTTAGTTTATTATTCTTTCAACATTTTTAATAAGATTTACTTTATCTAAAACATTTTCTATGTCAACTTTATGCTTTATTCTAAAATATTCAGGATTTTTTAATACACGACCAATTGTAATGATATCCATATTTATATTACCAGTTAATTTTATAGAGTAAGTAGGGAAATACTCTTCTATTTTTGTGCACCCCCAATAGAGGGGTATTGTATGATACATGAATGGGTTCACTATTTTTTCGGTAAAATAATGTTCATGTGATGTATTTTCAATTGCAATTGTAAATATATAGTTTTCACACATTTCAGCCATAGATTTGAAGTCCCCATATATATTATTATTTTCAGGGAATCGTTGTTTATAAAATTTTGCACCATTCCCCCATATGTCTATAGGCAAGTTATTTTTTAAAATATAGTTTACAAGTGCATGTCGGTATTTGTGTCCTATAGTATACGACTTATGTGAAACCATAATTGACATTAGTTTTGTTTTTTTACCTGGGAACATACTAATATTTGAAGGCATTTCATGAAAAAGAAATCCATGGTGTCCAATAAATGGTGGCGATGGTATTCCTATTACACTTCCAATAAGATACTTTCCTACACTTTTTTGTGCAAAGTCAATAAAGTTATTGTAATATAGATTTAAAAACGAATTATTCGGTGGTTCATGTGCAAAACCAATAACACATTTTTTATCTACATGAATATTGGGAGGAATAGGGCAGTTTAATAGAAACACATGCGTATATGTTTCAGTAGTTGTAATGTATATTCTTTTTGTTTTACCATACTCATCCATTTTCTTATAAAGACACATTTGTTCATATTTTTTTTTACATACCTCTGATGAGCAAAAGTCGCTGAAAAATCGTATTCTTATATAATTTTTCTTAAATTCTGATATTATATTTTTAAAATATTCACTTTCATAACACGTTTTATAGTGGTTGAACTGATATGGTGTTTTATGTGTTAGCGTAACTTGATTTATATTATATAATACTGAATCGTATAGTGCTAACTCAAGCCATAACCGGTTAAAATAAAATTGTGTTATTTTGTTGGGGTCTACATCTTCTATTTGCGCCGGTTCTTGCATGTATCGTAACACGTCTCTTTTAAAAACAACACTACTATTTATAAATGGATTCACTTTAAAAAGATTATAGTTATACAAGCCATTGGTTGGTATGTCTAATATTTCATCTTCGTGTTCAGGTTCAGTTCCGGGTTTTGTATCACATTTACTTTTTGTTCCAACTACATCTATTCTTGGAAACTCTTTAAGTTTTGCAGCTTGGACTTCTAACTTATTTGGTTCCCATATATCGTTTACATCTAATATTGCAATATAGTTATAAATTGTGTCATTATTTACTACATGTAATAAAGTTTGAATATACGTTTTAAATTCTTCTCCATAATCTTTTACTTCAACTCTCTTGTCTTGAAAAGTATTAGCGAATATATTGTATACTTGAGTTGTGTTATAAAAAATAACCTTTAATTCCCAATCTTGATAGGTTTGATTTATTACAGACTGAATTGATGATTTAATGGATGACACTAATGTATATGATAGTATATCTTTATTATAAACAATACATACAACTGATATCATATTTTTTGTTATATGTATGTAAAAATATATATAATAAAAATATCATTTGATATCTTTATTATATTTTTTAAATTAAATATCTAAGCTAATCGTATTCTTTTCTGACTTAGGTTTGCGTTTTGTCCTGCTTGGCATGTTATCATTTTGCAGGTCCTTCAGTTCTGAAATACTAATTGTGCTCCCTTTTTCTTCTGCAGCATCACTTATGTTTCCATTTCCACTAGTCGGAATATTTATACTTTTAGTTTTAAGTCCAGAAAGAATATTACTAATATCACTTGGTCCTTTCATTTCAGGACGTGGATTTTGTGGATTTGGTGGGGGTGGACCACGCATCGACTTGTTTGTAAATGCATTTACAAAATTATCTGTAAGGTTCACTCCATCATTCATACCTCCTCTTCCAAAATTCAGGTCCGGACGATTTGAAATATCGCCTTCTCTACGGGGTGGTGGAATTGAGTTTGGACCTTTGGTTGCAACTGGTGGGGGTGGCGGACGCTGAGTGTTAAAGTTGCTCGACATCGGTGGGGGCGCTGCCATGCCTCCTCCGCCACCTCCCATACCTCCCATCATGTCCCCCATAAAGTTCCCAAAATTGGGTGATGATTGCGACATCGTATTTACCGCTGCTTGTGTAAATTGCTTCATAAGTTCAGGATTCTGGCGCATAATATCATCCATTCCTGGCATCGCTGATTTAAACATCGTATTTGTCATATGAAGCATAATTGCGCTTCCACCTAACTGGAAAAGAAGTTTCAACTCTGGTGCCATCTTTGCTTTCGACTTATATTTCTCGTGCAGTTCTCCAAAAATCTCATCATAGTCGTCAATATTCTCATTGATTTGTTCTGACCATCCATCCAACTTCAAGTCAAAAGGGTCAAATTTATTATTTAAAAATTCCAGACCAGTAATTGCAGTCATTAGCAACTTCTGTTGAAACTTTACACTATTTTTCTTCTCGCGTTCTTCCAAGTGTGTTTCATATTCCCCCTTCATTTCAAGTAGAGATGACTCCATTGTGTATTTCTTACTAAGACGAACACCTTTTGACTCAAGTTCTTCCAGTTTTTGCAACATTTTAAATTTCTCGCGTAATAATTCTTCTTTTGACATTTGGGGTGTTGTGTCAACATTTGCATCAGGGTTTAGTGGAATGTTACTAAACTTCCCAAATCCATCCCATGTCTTATTATCATTGTCCGTATTTGCAGTAGATGCACCGACATTACTACCACTAATATTATTATACTTTGGCTCTGAATACCCACCATCACTTGCATCATCATCGTTGTAACTATTTAGTTTTATACTGCCGCTTCCGCTCCCACTTGCTCCTGCTGAACCAAAAAAATCCGACTTGAAATTCTTTGATACTTTTTTAACACCTCCACTTCCACCACTACCTCCTACTGCGTCAGATAAGTCATTCAGTTCATCTTCCAACTCATTTAGGTCATCCAAGTCTATATTGTCACCTCCGCCACTTTTACCACCGCTTTTTAGTTTATCATTCATAAGCAGTTCAAGGCCTCCACCAAAGTTGACGGATTTGGCGCCACCTCCACTTCCACTGCGACTACTTTTATTACTAAAGTTATTATCTAAATCAGATAAATTTCCAAGGTCAATGACTTCTTCCATAGTATTGTTTTATCAATAATAATAATCTATAATTTTAATTTTAAGTTTGTGCGCATTATAAATATATATTTTGTAAAACTATATTCAAAATATATGAATAAAAATAGTAAAAATAGTAACTAAGTTAAAAATAATAACTAAGTTAAAAATGAACAATCAAATAATATTTATCATATTTTTAATCGTAAGGTAATATATTCCTTGTAAAAAACAATCTGCAAGGTCATCTTTCTTTTTATTTTTATTCAGGTATCCTTTATACTCTTTAAACTCTTCTTTTGTGTCTAAAAGTTCGGCAGTAATTTCAACACTTTCTGCTTTTCTTTCCGTGTATGTTGTTTTCTTTTTTGTCATAAACATTTTTAGTTTATTCGATGCCGATATGAATTCAATATGTGGGGTATGTTTCATTATAAAATATTGTGCAATCATTCCTTGAAGTGTTTTCATGCGACTTGCAATCGTGCTAATTTGATTCTCAATAATTGCGATATCGATATCGATAGGTGTTGTAATACCCAGCCCTCCCATTCCTAGAACCTTATCAAGCTCTTGCATCATATTTTTACCAATTGTTACTAAATCAACATCCATTGCTTTGACATTTTCTATATGTTCTAAATAGTTTGTCTGTAATTCTTGTTTTATCATATTGATGAAATCATCTTTTGTGTTTGTGTTTGGTTTTTTTGACTTTGTGTAGTTTGTATTTACTATTTTATTTTCGTGTTTCTCTCCTTTCTCTTCTTTCTCTTCTGAAATAAGATGTGGAGAATTACTAGAGCCAAAGTTATACTTAACAATTAGTTCTTTGATGTCGACAAGTTTCATTTTTCTTATTTTTTTAATATTTAGTTCAGGTGTTGGAACTATATATTTTGATGTTTTTGCATGTTTGTTACAAAAGTATTCGATTTGGATTTCATTTTCCGGGTTCTCTCCTTTCTCTCCTTTCTCTGCAGTTTCATAATCTTCCTTGTCTTCGTCCTCGTCGTCGCCCCCATCATCCCCGTCGTTGGTTGTGTGAAACGTCTTGCAATACTTTGCATCTTGTGTGCATCCTAAAGTGTTACACTTTCTTACTATCGGAGTGCAAAGGTTAATAACATCCCATTGTAATATTTTTACTTTGGAATTCGTTTCACTCACTTGAAAAATACAATATGCTAAATTTTTCATCCCAACATCAAAGCTTATAATATTTTTTGTATTTTCCATAGTTAGGGTAGTTATATAAAATACATAGTATGTTTTTATTATGTATTTTGTGCCGAATATATTTTGTAAAGTTATTATTGTTATGATTTGACAAATGAAGATTTGGGAACACGTCTTGTTCCATGGCCATTTCGTTTTACAGAACTTAGTGCCATTTTATATGCACGACTTGTTTTATGATTGCATCCTTTGTCAAGTATACTAAAATCAACTGCAGCACTTTTTCCACCAGTGATTGCACTTGCTAGACGTGCTCTTCCCCATGAGTGCGCAGTCTGGTTGGGTCTACTACCGGATGAAAAATACGCACCTTGACCTTTCTTCTCAATTTGGCGAAGCGCAGAAACACTGCATCCTGTCTTCTTGGCAAGTTGTGACGACGGAAGAATATCTTCTACGCCATATATTTTCCTCGCATGAAGAATATGCTTTGATACTTTGCCAGGATAAGATGCAACAGCTTTACGTGTATAATATTTTTTCTGCTTATAAAGTTTACGAGACTTGTCTAGTTGTTTTTTTTCGATTAAAGTGTCGCGTCTTGATAAAATTTTTGGTAAATATTTTGAAGCGTAATATTTTAAGGTTTTATTTGTCATAGGTATTTGTGGTAATAAGTATATAATATATGAATAGTTAAATATATTATAAATGGATTATTATAAAAATATTTTATTTGTTTCATTATTAATCTGCATCTTCTCCTTCATAAAATGCATCACCTTCTGAAGTAAATGCCGGAGATGTAGGGAATCCTCTTTCACTTATAGGAGGCAAATGACTAACTCCATAATCTTCATGATGCACAGGAGAAAATCCTTGTGCATAATCAATGGGAGGAATAGTAGAGAAAAGGGCAGGACCAGCAGAAGAAGGTTGAACAAACTTTGGTGATGGTAGCGCTATGACTTGTGGTGATAATATTGAACTTTCATGTTTTGGTTTAAAACTTCTAAAATATTCGGTCGGAGGTCGAGGTTCTACAGGTTTCTTATGTATTCCACTTCGTCTTGAAGTTTTTACAGGTGCTAAACTTTGTGCTGATTGTCCTGTAGACATATCCATAGCAGCTTCTCCAGCTCCAGTTCCATTATCTTGATCTTCGGGAGAATTTTCCATAGAACTTAACTCAAAAGGTTTAAGAAATGGTTTATTGATAGGATCTTCAGGAACAAAACTAAATGTTGCTTGAACACGCGGGTCTCTTTTTTTATCATAATTTTCTTTTTTAGGTGCTAGTCGCAGTTTCGAACCTAGTCTTTCCAAAGATGCATTAAAAGCATCAATCTCTGGTTTAGTTTTTGCTGAGTTATCACAATAAGCTTTACTTAGTCTATTAGATTCGTCTATTATAAATTTTATTTCTTCATCTGTTGCTCGTCCAAATAAAACACCCTTATATGCGCGTAAGTCAATTTCACAACCGACAACTTCTTTTTTATTTGGTTTTGTGGAATGTTGTTGTCGTATACCAATTACCATATGATAAGGAACATTACCTGAACCAAGTTCAGTAAGAAATCTACGTGCATCTCCGCACATTATAGTAAATGATTTTTGGCCTGGTGTTTTTCGTTTAACTGATTTTACGCTAATATTATAATCAAGTTCAGAAACATGTATAGGAATATCAAACTCAGCAGTAGGATTTTCTTTTTTATATGCTATATGTCTTTCCGGCAGATCAGGGTGGCCTTGCCCCATGAGTTTAAGTCTTCTGGATACTTTAGGTTCAACTTTATCACCAGGCCCCCCTTTTGCTCGTGGTTTTGGTGGTTTTGGTGTTTTTGCTGGATTTGGTGTTTTTGGTGCTTTTGGTCCTCCTCCTCTTTGATATACTTTTTTAGTTCTATTGTTTTTAACTCTATGAGTTTTATTTTTTTTATTTTTATGTCTAGTTTTACGCAATAAAGCCTTACTAGTAGTTCTAGTCTTGTTATGGATATGTTTTATTTTTCTACGTCTTGTTGCCATTTTAATTTTTATTTTATTTTTTAAAGTTAGTATATATTATTACTAGATATTATGTTATTTTACTTCCAAAAGAAATAAGATAACATATAATACAAATAAACTAAAAATACTTTACCCCTTACCTCTACTATATTCTTAGTTTGAACGCGCTAAACCTTTCATAAGCAACTGCTCTTGAGATATATGCGGTGCGCTCATACGGCTCTGCAACTCATTGCGCGAAAGATACATATTTTTCAAGTCACTTGTTTCATAACCAAATGGCTGACTATTATCTAAAGGTGAGTCAAAAACATATGGCACATTTGATTGTGAAATCGGGTTTTGGTTTCCATTGTACACTGGTGGACATGCTGCACAATTGTTGCATGCAGCAATAGAATTTGTCTGCATTATTTTGACCGCATTATTTTGCAAAAATGTTCGGTAATCCCAGTTGGACTTAATATTATTATTTTCGCGTATTTTTTCATTTATCACTGCACCTGGTTGCCAGGTCGCATAGTTCCTGCCGTCTGCCATAATAGGTGGAAAATTGAAGTGGATATTATTTGAACCCGCGTAGCAAGTTCCCCAAGACATGTTTTATTTGTGTTTTATTTGTGTTTTGTTTATAATATAAGTAACTACTATATATACTTTATTATATACTTTATTTT